TCTCAATATCAAGATATTGTAGGTGTTACAACCACTATCGCTGGAACCGCTAATACCACTCTGTTGTTTGGCGCTCTAGACGATGCTGCACCATCTATAAATCAGAAGGGTATAATTAGAAGTCTTAATTACAAGACATCTGTTGTAGCCGGTAACTGGAACTCGTTCAGTGGCGCCTTTAGTCCTGCGTTGTCACCCACTATTGCTGGTGGATGGTCAATCATGGGGAATGAAGAGCAAGGCGGAACTTTGGTCGGAGATAAAACTGACCGAGCTGCTAATCCTACTCAAGACGAGCCCGGAAGACTTGCTTATATGGCAGGCGCTCCAGCCCCTACGACTGGAAACTATGCCCGTAGAACACTTTGGTAATAACTTCGGAGTGCTCCTTCGGGAGCGCTCTCTTTTTTTTTAATATTATAAAAGGTTCTTCCAGATGAAAAGTTTAATACTAGCATCTCTACCGCCAATGTTAATAGCTGCTCAAGAAATTATAGATGCTATGCCCGGATTTGACTGGGGAACGATATCAGCAACGGGACTTCTAGGATGGTATTTATGGTACACAACCAAAGTTGTTTTTCCAAACCATCAGGAGCGAGTATCGGAAATGCAAGATAGCTTTACTGAACAATTCAACTCTCAAAGAGATCACTACGAAAAAATTCTGGAAGATGTTCAGGATAGATCTGACAAGAGGCACGAGCAAATAGTTGAAAGTTTAGATAAAATAACTGCATGTTTGGACTCTAAAGAAGAAGTTTAGAAGGTATAATTTTAGAGTAACAGTTTTTTCTTTTTAAGGAGAATTAAAGATGGTAGATAAGCTAAAAACGCTAGTCAAATCCCGTCGATTTTGGGTTGCCGTAGGCGGCGTTGTTACAGTTCTACTTCAAGATGCTATTGGTATTCCTGAAGAAACTGCGAGTAGCGTTGTTGCTATCGGCATCGCATGGATTGTCGGTGATTCGCTTAGAACTACAGAATAAAACGGACTTTATTGAAGAAAAGGGGCGTTTTTTACGTCCCTTTTTTTTATGAATAACGTTTAATATACTAGATACATGCAACCCAACCCTTACAAGGAGAAAGAAATGAAAAAACTTATCTTATTTATGTCAATCTTTGCCTTCACTGTTCCTGCCGCTATTGCAGAACCCCCGCAAAGAAAAGTAGTTAAACCGCCTAACAGACCTGAAGTTGTGCGGAGTCAGCCCAGACAGTTCACTAGACCGGCCCCGCAGAGACCACAGTCACCAAACACGGCAAAGCCGGCACAGGATGCAAAGCCTCTACCAAAAGGATTTGGAGTCCCGATTCAACGCCCACAAGGGTTTGGAAAACAACAGTGGCAGAAACCACAGCCTCAACCTCAGACTCAACGACCAAAAGTTGAGACCAGACACAGTTTTGGTTTTTATAATTACTACAATTATTACAGACCTGTGAATCCACACTTTAGATATTATAGAGCCCCCTCTTATTATCCTCCTGTAATTATTCAACCACAACCAATGCCAATTTATCCGGGTCCATTTCACGGTTTCTTTTTTCAGTTTCGATTTTAATATATAAAATACTGAAAAATAGTAAGCTGGCAACTTTTAATGATTATTATGAGGTGTATAATATGATAGATCAGAGATCATAAAGAACGGAGCTGAGTTCTAATTATTATCTAGACAAGCAGCCTTTTGTTAAAGCGGCACGCCTCTGATCGTCACAGCTCTTCTATTAGATACAGAGTAAAAAAAGATAGTGTGTGGTTTGATTCGTAGTACACAGTGTCTAAGAAGAAGAGCAAAACGTGCTGCTTTTTATTACATTAAGGAAATCAGATGTTTGAAAAGAGTAATGGTAAAGAAAGTCCGAAGATTGAGGTCAACTTCATTTTAAGGGACAAGAACGGGAATCCAACAGGAAAAAGAAAGAGTTTTGGTTCTAACAACGCCAAAGATTTGGCTCATTTCTATAATAAGCACCAAGCTTATAGAGCCAAGGGTAAAAAGGGTAACAGCGGAGGCTCTTCCTCCAAAGGCAAAAAATAAGCTAAATGCTTGGCCTAACAAATCTATAATTTTCTATTTTAAGCAGCAGGAATAATGACCAAAGGTATAAAAGTTAAGAAGCGTAATGGTAGACTAGAATCAATAAATTTAGATAAGATTAATAAATGTGCTGAGAGAGCAGCCAAAGGAATAGAAAATGTATCTTCTAGTGAGATAGTTTTAGATGCTAGCATACAGCTATATGACAAGATACCTACTTCAGAAATAGACAAAGCTTTAATTATGTCTACCCGCTCCAAGATAGAAAAGGAGCCTAACTATACCTATGTAGCAGCAAAAATGCTACTGAACAATCTCTACAAAGAGGTTTTTGGTGAAACAGTAGATAGCGATGTCTTTGAGCTGCAGTATAAAAAGAACTTTATAACAAATATTAAAAAACTTGTAAAGGCAGGTAGGCTAAGCCCAAGATTATTAGAGTATGATCTCAAACTTCTGTCCGAAAGAATGGATATTGGCAGAGACTTATTTTTCAAGTATCTAGGAATTCAAACCTTATATGATAGATATTTTATCCATATCAAGCAAAGAAGAATGGAAACCCCTCAAGCATTCTGGATGAGGGTCGCTATGGGCTTATGTCTCAACGAAGAGAACAAAACAGAGGCCGTTCTAAAAATATATGACAAGATGTCAACTTTTAAATACTGTCCATCCACTCCAACCCTATTTAACAGCGGTACAATAAGATCACAACTTTCCTCTTGCTACCTGAGTACTGTTGATGATTCTATTGATGGGATTTTTGGCACTATACATGGTCAGGCCAGACTGTCCAAATACGCTGGGGGACTTGGGGTGGATTGGACTCCTATTAGATCTTCAGGATCATACATTAAGGGTACTAATGGCGCTTCTTCAGGTCTTGTTCCTTGGCTCAAGATATTTAATGACACCCTTGTAGCAGTCAACCAAGGCGGCAAAAGAAAGGGCGCTGGATGTGCTTATCTCGAGGTGTGGCACTTAGACATAGAAGACTTCTTAGATCTAAGAAAGAATACCGGGGATGATCGCAGAAGATGTCACGACATGAACACTGCAGTATGGATTTCTGACGATTTTATGTCAGCTGTAAAAAATGAAGAGGACTGGTATCTTTTTGATCCTTCAGAATGTCCTGACTTACACGAAACATATGGAGAAGAGTTCACAAAAACATATAACAAATATAAGGAAGATGCTCATCTTGGACTTATAGAATCTTATAGAGCAATCAAAGCAAAAGACCTTTGGAAAAAGATGCTCACCGCGCTATACGAGACAGGACATCCTTGGATTACCTTTAAAGACCCTTCTAATATTAGATATTCTAATAAGCACGCCGGCGTTGTCCATTCATCGAACCTATGCACAGAGATCCTATTACATACTAAGCCGAGCGTTTACAATGAAGGAGAGCTTGTTCAAAGTGGGGAGACTGCAGTCTGCAACTTAGCAAGTATTAACTTATCAAATCATCTTAAAACAAGGACTATAGATTGGAAGACCCTAGGACAAACCGTAGAAGTCGCTGTTCGTGGTTTAGATAATGTTATAGATCTTAACTTCTATCCGACACAAGAAGCACAGGACTCTAATATTAAAAACAGACCTGTTGGATTGGGCGTTATGGGCACTCACGACATGCTTCATGCTCTAGGAGTTCCTTATGATTCAGAACAAGCTGTTAGTCTATGTGGAAAAGTTCAAGAATTTATTTCATACCATGCAATAAAAACTTCATGCGCATTGGCTAAAGAAAAAGGAGCATACCCTACCTTTGGGGGCTCCGAATGGGATAAGAACAATTTTCCTATTGACACATACTGCGAGCTAATGAATTCGCGTACAGGAACTAAGAAATGCAAACCTAAAAATTTTGAAAGTATCGAAGAGTGGGCAGAGCTAAGAAAAGATGTTCAAAAGTTTGGTATGAGAAACAGTAACGTTATGGCTATTGCTCCAACTGCAACCATCTCCTATATTCAAGGATGCTCCCAATCTATAGAGCCCGACTACTCTATACTGTATGTATATTCTACGCTTAGCGGAGAGTTCA